GTAAGCCTCGGGAGTGACGGTGCGCATCGGTGTTTCTCCTGGTGGTGGTCGGTTGGGCGTGGCCCGTTGATTGAAAGGATAGGCGACCCGGGCGCGGGTGTCAACTCTTAATTTCAAGTGAGGCGCCCACCAGGTGGGGTTGGGGCGCGCATCCGGGATCGAACCGGCAACCTCGACAGTCGCGGGCGGCCCGTGGCCACGGGTTGACGCTCGCCGCCGGGTCGCGCACCAGCGCACGCGCCAACGCGAAAAAGACCCGGCGCGCGGAGGGACGCGCCGGGAAACAGCGGCCTGGACGGGCGCCGAGGAGACGGTCAGGGAGACCGAGGCGCCCGGCGCCATGTTGCCGGCGAGTGGCGCGCGACGCAACCCTGCGCCTATCATCGCGTTATGAGTCGCCCGCCCGGTCCTGCGCCAAAGCCCGCGAACGTCTCGTGGTTGCACGGTGATCCAGGCAAGCGCGGGCGCGGGCGCCCGGGCGCCGAGGCCGATCGCCCAGGCCTGCCGGAGACGCCCGAGGACCTGTCCGACCGCGAAGCCGAACTGTGGCACCAACTCTCAGCCCAACTCCTCGCCGCGTGTGTCATCACGCCACGGGACGGGTTGGCCCTGCGACACCTCGTCGAGGCCCAGGCCCGTTATGAGGACTGCAACCGGCAAATCGGCGACCGGTTGCTAGTCAAGACGCCCGGCGGTTTCCCAATGCAGCATCCGTTGATCCCGGTGGCCAAGTCGGCTCAGAAAATGGTGATCGACCTCTTGCAACAGTTCGGCGTGACACCCTCCTCGCGCGCCCGAGTGTCTCGCCTGCAACCCGAGGCGGGCGCCGACTCGCCCTCTCAGGAGGGCCTGTTCGACACGTAGGCGCGACGCATGTCCGCCGTTCTCGAAACGCCAGTGCGCCTCGAACCGCGCGAGTACGCCCGCGCCCACCTTGCCAAGGCCGACCAGTACGCCGCCGACGTTCGATCAGGGCGCCAGGTCGCCGGGCGCCTAGTCCAGGCCGCGGTCGAACGCCAGGACCGGGATCTGGTCGACCTGCCGCGCCGAGGCTATGCGTTCGACCCGGACACGGCCGCCCGCGTGTTCGGATGTTTCGCGCACCTCAACTTGTGGGAGGGACGTTGGGCGGGCCTGCAATTCCACCTCTTCCGTTGGCAAGCGTGGTGCACGTCGGTCCTGTTCGGGTGGCTCGGTCCGGACGGGTGGCGGAGGTTCCGGGCGGCATACCTCCAGGTCGCGCGCAAGAATGGGAAAACGGCGTGGATGGGCGGCCTCGGCCTGTACTTCCTGACCGCCGACCGCGAGGCGGGCGCGCAAATCTACACGATCGCGACGAAGCGAGATCAGGCGAGGATCTGCCACACCCACGCGGTGCGGATGCGCCAACGCTCGCCGGCCCTGGCGCAACGGATCCAACCGTTCCGAGACAACCTATCGGTGGACGCGACCGCGTCCAAGTTCGAGCCGCTCGGAAGGAACCAGGACTCGATGGACGGGTTGAACCCACACGCGGTGGTGGCCGACGAACTCCACCGGCACCCTGACCGAGGCCTATGGGACGTCCTCGAACAGGGTATGGGCGATCGTTCTCAACCGATGATGCTCGGGATCTCGACCGCCGGTCAGGATGGCGCCTCGTTCTGCTATGAACTCCGCGAACACTCGGTGCAAGTGCTCGAGGACAACGTCGAGGACCTGGCGTGGTTCGCGTTTGTAGCGGAGCCGGACAAGGGCGACGAGTGGACCGATCGGGCGACGTGGGTCAAAGGGAACCCGAGCCTCGGCGAGGGCCTGCAACCGGAGGCCCTGGAGGTCGAGTTCCGCCGGGCGGCCTCGATGCGCTCCGCGATCCCGTCGTTCCGCCGCTATCGACTCGACGAGTGGGTCCTGGCCGAGGTCGAATCGTGGTTGGACATGGCGGCGTGGAAAGCGTGCGCGCGGGCGAGCGTGCCGAACCTCGCCGGGCGGCGGGCCTACGGAGGCCTGGACCTGTCCGCCACCCAGGACCTGACGGCGTTCGTCCTGTATCTGCCCGCGGGCGTGTACGACCGACACGCCACTGTCCTGGAGTGGTACTGGGTGCCGGAGGACCGCATCGAGGCGTTGCAGAAACACTACCGCGTGCCGCTCGAACAGTGGATCGCGGACGGCCTGGTGGAGGCCACACCCGGCAACGTCGTGGACTACCGACGGGTTCAGGAGGCCATCGAAACGGCCTCCGAGGCCTACGCGATTGCCGAGGTCGGCTATGACGACTGGGCGGCGACCGAGATCGTTCTGAGCCTGGAGGAGGCGGGCGTGTCGATGGTTCCCGTGCCGCAGACAACGCGGAGTTTCAATACCCCGATGGCCAAGTTTCACGACGAAGTGGTCGCGGGCGACCTGCAACACTGCCACAATCCCGCCACGACGTGGCAAATGGCCAACGTGCGGACCCTGTCTGATCCGTCAGGGCGGACCAAGCCGGTCAAGGTCCTCGGGAGCAAGCGTTACAAGATCGACGGGCCGGTGGCGGCCCTCATGGCCAAGGCGCGCGCCCTGGTGGGCGGCGCGAAACGGACTAGCGTGTATGAGCGACGAACCCGCGGTCTCATCGACGTCGAGGACGACTGAACGCCTCGGCGACGTCGACGACGTCCTGGTGGTCCTGGGCGCGGCCCTGGTGGTGTTCGGCGTGTGGTCGGCCTGGCCGCCGCTCGGATACGTGGCCGCCGGCGCGTTCCTGTTTCAACTCGGCCGGGCGCGCGCCGCGCGTTCCTGATCCGTGGGCCTGATAGCTTCCGCGTTCGCCACCCGCGCCGCTCCGGAAGTTCGCCCGACCGACCCTGATCGCCGCCGCCACGGCGACCTCCTCCAGGGGCCGCCCGCCGCCCGCGTGTACGTCGACGAACACGTCGCCATGACGCACTCGGCGGTGTTCGTCGCGGTCACCTTGTTGGCGAACTATGGTGCGGTGGTCTCGTTCAGGATCTTCCGCCGCCTGCGCCCGCGGGGCCGCGAGGAGGCGCACCACTACCTCGACCGACTCCTCCAGGTCCAGGCAAACCCGGAAATGTCCGCGTTCCAGGCGCGCCGGGCGATGGGGGTGCACTTGGCGACCTGGGGCAACGCCTACGCGGAGATCGTGCGCACGCTGCGCGGTCGAGTGGCCGCGTGGTGGCCGATCGAGCCGTGGCGTGTGCATCCGTTCCGAGACGACGTCGACGGGCGGCTGAAGTACGAAGTGGCGGGTCCCGAGGGTGGCCCCGAGACGGTCCTGGAGGCCGAGTCGGTCCTCCATGTCCGGGGCCTGTCATACGATGGGATCGTCGGCCTGTCGCCGATCACCCTGGCCAGGGAGACGGTGTCTGCGGGCCTCGCCCAGGATCGATACTCCTCCTCGTTTTGGGGTAACGATGCGCGCCCGGCCTACTCGATCACGCATCCCGGCGAACTCGGCGACGTCGCCCAGGACCGGTTGATCGCGAGCATCCGGCGGCGGTACGGAAGCGATAGCAACCGGTGGTTGCCGTTGATCCTGGAGGAGGGCATGACGACCGCGCCGATCGCCCTACCGGCGAAAGACGCACAATTCCTGGAATCGAAACAGTGGACCGTCCAGGAGATCGCCCGGTGGTTCAACCTCCCGCCACACAAGCTAAAGGATCTCGCCCGCGCGACATGGGGGAACATCGACGTCCAGGAACAGGAGATGGTCAAAGACGCGATCTTGCCGTCTGCCAAGGCCTGGGAGGGCGAGGTCGATGCAAAGCTGTTGACGCCTGCGGAGGTCGACGAGGGCCTGTACTCGCGCGAGAACCTCAACTCGTTGGTTCGTGGCGACATTGCCACCCGCGGGCGGTTCTATGACGTCATGACCCGCATCGGCGCCTACTCGATCAACGACGTTCTCGAACTGGAGGACCGCAACCCGGTCCACAATGGTGATACCCATTTCGTGCCGCTCAACATGGTGCCACTCGACCAAGCTGTCGAGGGCGGTGCGGCGGAGCGGGCCGGAGCTCGGCGCGGCGGGTCCTCCGCCGAGGCCGCCGAACGTGCGCTGTATCCGGTGTTCGAACAGGCCCTCGCGCGCGTCCTGCGCCGCGAGGCCCAGGCGGCCTCCGGTGCCTGGACGAAGCGGCGCGCCGCGCCGCAGGCCTGGGCGGCGTGGTTGGCAGACTTCTATGCCGGTCACGCGGAGGTCGTGCACGAGGCCCTCGGCCCCACCGCCGAGGCGGTGGCGGAGCTGGTGGGCGCGGGGCCTGGCGTCGAGGCCACCGTGCGCAGGGTGCTCGAGGACTATTCGCTCGAACACGTGGCGACCTCGATCGCGGAGTTGCAGCGCGGGCCGGAGGGCGTGGCCGAGGCCTGGCCCGACCGCGCCTCGACGGCCGCCCTCGCGGTCCTGGAAACCCTCGTCAGGGAGATGATCTCATCGTGAAGTCGACGACCGCATCGGCGCCCCTCGTGGACGCGTTCGACTCGCCACTGTGGCTCGTTGCGCCGCAGGCCTGGCCCGCCCTCGCCCGCACGGTCGACGCGGTGCCGGTAGCGCAGGCGGCGGAGGACCGCCGGGTTCTCGTGTGCCTCCCGGGCCAGGGCCTCGCCTGGCCGAGTGCCGAGTGCGCGCCGGTCCTCGCTGCGGGGCCGGTGGCGGACGCGAACCGCGCCGGCCTGCCGGTCACCCGCGAGGGCGCGGTGGCGGTGGTGGAGCTCGGCGGCTACATGTTGAAAACGGCCGGACTGAGCCAGTACCGGCGCTATGGGATCACGTCGACCAAGGATGTCCGGGCGGGCCTCGCCGCCGCCGCCGCCGACGCGGGCGTGGCCGAGGTCCTCCTGGTGGTCGACTCGCCGGGCGGCCTGGTCAGTGGCACCGCGGAGCTTGCCGACGACCTGCGCGACGTCAACGCCGCCAAGCCGGTGACGGTCCAAGTCGACGGCACGGCCGCCTCGGCGGCCTACTACGTGGCGTCGCAGGCCTCGCGGGTGGTGGTCGGGCGTGCGGACTACGTCGGGTCGATCGGCGTCCTCCTGGTGGCCTACGACCTGACGCGCGCGATGGCCAACTACGGCGTCGAGGCGGTGGTCCTGCGCAGTGGCAACCTGAAAGCGATCGGCGTGCCTGGGGCCCCGATCACCGAGGATCAGGAGGCCCACTTGCAACACCTCGTCGACCTCCATTACAGCGAGTTCAAAGCGGCGGTGGCGCGCGGGCGCCCGGGCCTGTCGCCCGGCGGCCTGGACCGCGTCGCCGATGGGCGCGTCCTCCTGGGCGAGGAGGGCGTGGCGGCGGGCCTGGCCGATGCGGTGGGTACGTTCGCGGATACGTTCGCCGAGATCGCGCCTCGCGCCGCCCAGGCGGTCAAGGGTCGCGCGCCGCGCCGGTCACGCGCGGGCGCCCAGGCCGCCGCCCTGCGCGCCCGCGCCGCCGCGGGGCCTGGGGTAACGGTCCGCCCTCCGGCGAGCACGACCTCGCCCCGGGAGTTCCCGGCGCCCGCCGCGCCGCGCCGCGGGCGGTTCGGGAGTCTGGGCGAGTTCGCCAAGGCGGTGCACGCGGAGTGGGTCGGTGGTCCACCCGACCCGCGCCTGTCCGCCCTGCGCCTCCCGGAGGCGGACCCGGGCGAGACGCCTTGACCCGTCCGCGAGGCCGCGAGTAGGCTTCGCTCGACACTCCGCACGCGCGACCGGTCGAGGCAAGCCTCGGCCCCGCGACGTGAGGCAGTAGCGGCCGCCAGGGCCAAGCCCGAGGCGCCACTACCGTGAAACATACGGTGGCGGGCGCCTGTAGTGTGCGCCGCCGCCTCCAGGTGACGACTACTGGTGGAGATCCCATGACCCTACTGGAAAAGCTACGCGCCCGGCTGGTGGAGCTGGCCGCTGCCCTCGCCGCGATCCCGCAGGCCGCCGAGGCGGACGATCGCGAACTGACCGACGACGAGTCGCGCACGGTCACGGAACACGTGGCCGAGTTCGAGCGCATCGAGCCGCAAGTGCGCACCCTGGAGGCCGCCGCCGCCGCCGCCGCCCGCCTCGACGCGCCCGCGCCACGTCAGACCTCCGCCCTCGTGCCGGGCGCCACTGGCCTCGCCCACGCGCCGCCGCCCGCCGCGCCCGGCGGTGGCCAGATCACGGGCGGAGCGCCGGTGGTCGAGGGTCACGAGAACCGCGGATTCGAGACGTTCGGCGAGTTCGCCCAGTCGGTGCACTTGGCCGCTCAACAGCCGGCCTCGATCGATCCTCGCCTGGTGCCCGAGGCGGCCCTCCCGAGCGGAGTCAGCGAGTCGCGAGGCGAGGACGGCGCGTACCTGATCCCGCCCGCCTATGGCCAGGAGATTTTCACCCTGTCGTTGCAGGAGGACTCGTTCCTCGCCCTGACCGACGACTATCCACTCACGGGGACCAACTCCATGACGTGGCCGCGCGACCTCGCGACGCCGTGGGGAACGCCCGGGGTCAAGACGTACTGGCAAGGCGAGGGGACGCCGGGCGTTCCGACCCGCCCGCGGTTCCGGGACTTCACCCAGCGATTGAAGAAACTGATCGGGCTAGTGCGCGCCACCGACGAGGTCCTGAGCGACGCGCGCGTCCTCGGGCGGTACCTCACGCGCCGCCTGTCCGAGGCGGTGCGGTGGGAGTCAAACGAGGCCCTCATGAACGGCAACGGGGTCACGCGTCCGCTCGGGTTCGCGCACGCGAACCAGGGATCGATGATCACCGTGGCCAAGGAGACGTCGCAGGCGGCCGATACGATCGTCGCCGCCAACGTGGTCAAGATGCTCGGACGCCTCCTGCCCGGTTCCCTCGCGCGCGCGATCTGGATGATCAACCAAGACGCGTATCACACGCTCCCACTCCTCACGATCGGCAATCAACCGGTGTTCGTCGCCGCCTCGGCGGGCCTACAGAACCCGGTCGCGGGCGTCCTCCTCGGGCGCCCGATTCTGATCACGCAAACGTGTCAAACCCTCGGCGACGCGGGCGATCTGGTGATCGCGGACTGGGGGGCCTACGTGACGATCACCCGCGAGGGCGGCGCGTCGATCGCGCAGTCGATGCACTTGTATTTCGACTCCGACGAGCACGCGTTCCGCGTGACGTTCCGCCTGGACGGGCAGCCGTGGCTGGACGAGCAAGTGGTGCCGGCGCGCGGGTCGAACAACCTCGGCCCGATCGTGCGCCTGGCCAACCGGGCCTGATCACCAGGCGACGCAAGCCCGCGGGAACCCGTCCAAGATAGGAGCGACAGAGCATGAGCGCGAATCTACTTCCAACCGAGGCGATCGGCCTCGCGACGCGGATCGTCCCGTCCGCCCAGGCGGCGGGCGCGGTTACCTCGGCCTGGGTCGACGCCAGGCACTTTCACACGTTCGCCGCCCTCCTGGCGGTGGGCGTGCTGGGTGCGGCCGCCACGGTCGACTTTTCGATCCAGCAAGCCACCGATGCGAGCGGGACGGGCGCGAAGTTGCTGAAAGCGGCCACCCAGAAGGTCAAGGCCTCCCATGACAACACCGAGGCCTGGGTGTCGGTCCGGACCGAGGAACTCGACGACCAGAACGGGTTCACGCACTTGGCGATCACCCTGACGGTGGGCGCGGCGACCTCGGACGTGGCGGGATACCTGTTCGGGTACTCGCCGAGGTACGGCCCTGCGGCGCAGGCCGCCAGCGTCTCGGAAACGGTCTCCTGACCGAGTGCGGGTCCGCGTCCTCGCGCGGACCCGCACGCCACTACCGCCCACCAGCGAGGCTAGGTTCCCATGAGAGAGATCGAGGTCATGTTCTTCGAGCCGATCACCGTGCGCGACGCGGACGGGCGGCCGGAGGAGGAGAACACGTTCCCGGCAGGCAAGCCGATCACCCTGTCCGAGGCCAAGGCGGAGCGTTGGTTGCGCCGTGGCGCCTGCGCGCGGGTGGCGGAGTTCGAGGCGGCCCTCGCGGAGCGGGCGGCGGAGGCGCGGCGCCTGGCGGACGCGGAGACGGCGCGCATGGCCCGCGCCGGCGACCAGGAGGCCGCCGCGGAGTTCGTGCGCCAGGCATCGGAGACCCTCGACGAGGCCCTGGCCCGCGTCGAGGCGCTCGAGGAGGAGATCGAGCGAGTGTCGACCGAGGCCGCCGAGGCCGCCGCCCGGGCGCGTGCGGCGGAGGCGGAAGTGGCCAAGTTGCGCGCCGCCCAGGCATCGCCCGCCAGCTCCGGCAAGGGTACCCGCGGGCGCGGGCGGGCCGCCTCCGCCCAGGCCTGATCCGTGGGCCTGGTGCAAGTCACGCCACCGGCGGAGGAACCGGTGGCCCTGGCCACGGTCAAGGCGTTCGGGCGCATCGAGGAGAACGACGACGACGCCTTGTTGGCCCTGTTGATCGCCTCGGCCCGCGAGGTCCTGGAGGAGTTGACGTGGCGCGCCCTGGTCACGCAATCGTGGCGATACACCGCCGATGGGTTCCCTCCCGGGCGGCAATCGATCCTCCTGCCGCGCCCGGCCCTGCTATCGGTGGAATCGGTGGAGTGGTTGGACGATGCGGGCGCGGTTCAGATCATGGACCCGGCGCAGTGGGAGGTCGATGTCAGTGCCAGCGATCAGGGGCGCGTGCGACCACTACCGGGCGCCTCGTGGCCACCCGCCGCCTTGCGGTTCGAGGCGGCCCGCGTGACGTTCACGGCAGGCTACGGTGGCCAGGACGCGCAACCGGCGCGGGTCAAGGTCGCGTGCGCGCAATTGGTCCTCGCCGCATACGATTTCCGCGAACCGTTGACGGTCGGCACGGTGGCCAAGGTGCCCGGGTTGGATCGCGTCATTCAGTCGCTGTCGGCGCGGTCGTTCGGGCGGTAGCCGTGGCGGAGCGCACGGGCGGGCGGTGGGTCCTCGTCGAGGTGGAGCGGGCGACGCGCACGCGCGGACCGCGAGGCGTGTCGGACATTCAGTACCAGCACGTCGCCCGCCGCCGGGCGCGGATCAGGCAGGCCGCCGGTAGTGAATTCTTCCGGTCGAGTCAGAAGATCACGGCCGCCGTGATGGTGTTCACGTTCAGGTACTCGCGCGTGCTGGCGGGCCTCAAAGGCGAGGACCGGCTGACCTACGGGCAGCGAGTGTTCGACGTGACCGACGTGGCGAACTGGGAACTACGCAATCGGTGGATCCACGTGCGCGCCACGGAGCGTCGCCCGTGACGGTCACGACCGCGACCACCGCCACCCGCACGCCGGTGGAGGTCCTCGGGTTCCGGGAACTCGAACGCAGTCTGACGGCCCTCGGCCCGATCGTGGCCGTGCGCGAGATGCGCGGCGCGGTGCGCGTGGGCGTGCGGGCGATCCGCGTGCGGGCGCGGGAGAACCTGGAGTCGCACGGCCTCGCCCGGTCGGGCGCCCTGGCGCGGCGCCTGATCGCCCGGGTTCAAACGCGCTCGCGTCAACTTTCGATCGTGGGGCAAGTGTTCCCGGCGCGGCGCACGTTCTATGGCATGTTCGCCGAGTTCGGGACCGTCCATCAACCGCCGACGCCTTGGCTCCGCCCGGCCGCCGACGACGTCGGCCCGTCGATCCCGGCGATGATGGTGGCGCAACTTCGCCGCCGCCTCGCCAAGATTGCAGCGGACGCCCGCCACGGATGACCATAGAGGACGCGTTCGTGGCCATCGCCCAGGCAGACGCGGGCCTCGTGGCCCTCCTCGGCGCAGGCACCGCGATCCGTTTCTACCCGCGCACAGTGCCGCAAGATGCGGCGATGCCGGCGGTCACGTTCCATTGCGTGTCAGCGGAGAATACGGTTGCGATGGGCGTTTCGGGCCCGCCCGAGGTCGACCGGTGGCAGTTCTCATGCTGGTCAATCGGCGACGATCTGAACGATGCGAAGGACGTGGCGCGGGCCGTGCGTTCGGCGTTCGACCGGTGGCGCGGAGTGGCGGCGGGCGTGACGATCCAGGACATCATCCTCGACGGGTCGCGCGACCTGCCGCTGGACTATGAGGCCGACCGCAATCACGTGGCGGTCGACTTTCGAGTGTTCCACGAGGACTCGCCATGAAACAAACGCTAGCCGACCCGCGCTTGTTCCTCGGCGGCGTCGACGTCTCGGGCGACTCGGGACAGGCGGCCCTGGAGTACGCCGCCGACCTCCTGCCGTTCGCGCCGTTCGGCGCCCTCGGCCGCCGCCGCGCGCCCGGCCTCGTCATGACCACCCTCGGGTTCTCGGGTTGGTTCGACCCGCAATCGCCCACCGACGCGCACCTCGTGAACGCGATCGGTATGACCGACCAACCGGTGATCCTGGCGCCGAACGCCTGGGCGGCGGATGGCACCCTGGCGTGGACGTTCCGGGCGGCCCTCGCGACGACCAACCCAAGCGGCCTGTCAGGATCCGTGGGCGAGCTTGCGACGTTCACGGTGGCGGCGGAAAGCTCCCAGGGGCGCCTCGTCGAGGGCGTGATCGCCCACCCGGCCTATCAGTCGGACGGGACCGCCATCGACCGCACGGCGAGCGGAGGGGGGTCGTCCTTTGAACTCGGCGCCCTCGTCGCGGGGCAGACATTACACGCCGCCCTGTCGGTCCTGGACCTCCAGGGAACCGCGCCCACCCTGGACGTGACCGTGGTCACGGACGTCGACGCCGGCATGGCCTCGCCCACGATCCGCGCGACGTTCGCGCAGGCCACCGCAGGCGCGACCGCGCAATGGGTGGAGGCGGCGGGACCCATCACGGAGCCGTGGTGGCGCGTCAACTACGCGATCGGAGGAACCGCCGCCCAGGCGCGGTTCGTGGTCGCGTTCGGGATCACATAGGAGGAGGCCATGGCCGCCGGGAAACTCGTACTCTGCAACGCCGTAGTGGTGATCGCCAGCGTCGACCTTTCGAGTCACGTGGCGGAGATCGACCTGACCTATGGAGCGGAACTCCTGGACTCCTCGGGGATGCGGCCCGAGTGCGCCCGCGCCCGCGTGGTGGGCCTGAAAGACTGGTCGGCGACGCTCAACTTTCAACAGGACTATGCCGCCGCACTCGTCAACGCGACGCTATTCCCACTGGTGGGCGCGGCCGCGTTCGCGGTCGAGTTCCGCCCGACCTCGGACGCGGCGGGCGCGACCAACCCGTCTTTTCAGGGTAGCGGCCTGATCGAAACCTACTCGCCGCTCGCCGGGTCGATCGGCGAGGTCCTCATGGCCCCGGTCACGATATCGGCGGCCGATGGCGTCCTCGCCATGGTGGTCGCGTGACCGGCCCCGGCGAGGCGCCGCCCTCGGTCCTCGACATGACCGAACCGCCACTGTCGGACGAACAACGCCAGGCCCTGGAGGCCGCCCTGTCGACGCCGGCGCGCGCCGGCGCGAGTGCGCCGCCGGTCGAGGTGGGCGCGCGCGAGTTGACGATCGAGGACCTGGTGGCCCGCCCAGTGCTCCCGATCGAGCGGGTCGACCTGCCGGTCGCGGGCGGCTACGTGTTCATTCAGACGATGTCAGCGGCCCGCAAAGAGGAGTTCGAGCGCACGTTCGTGACCGTGACCAAGGCCCGCCGGAGGCGGACCCGCGATCAGGTCGACGTCGATTACACGAACTACAAGGTTCGCCTCGTCGCCTGGTGCCTGTCGACCCGGGACGGGGAGTGGCACGCGCCCACCGAGGCGGTGGCCGAGGCCCTGGCCGCGAAGCTCCGCCCGACCAACTCCCGCGACCTGGAACGTATGACCGAGGTCGCGAACCGATTGAACGGCATGACCGAGGAGGACCTGGAGACCATCCGGGGAAACTCCTCGGCCGCCCCGGGCGACGGGTCCTGATCCAACTCGGCCTGCGGTGCGGCTACCTGACGCCTCGGTTGTTCCTGGAGGACGTCTCCGCCCACGAACTCGCGGAGACGATCGCGGAGCTATCGCTACAGGCCGAGGATGCGGAACGGACCCGCGCCGAGGCGGGCGCGGAGGCGGAGGCCCAGCGCATTGCGAGGAGGCATGGGCGTGGCTCTGCTAGGTAACCTCGTGGTCAATCTGGTGACCAACTCGACGCAGTTCGTGCGCGGGTTGGAACGCGCCCGCGCCCGCACGCGCGCCCTCGACCGCGCCACCCGATCCCTGAAGGCGAGCGTGGGCGGCCTGGCCCGCGGGTTCGTCGCCGCCGCCGGGATCGCGGGCCTGGGCGCCCTCGTACAGTCGACCCTCGTCGCGACCGACGACATGGCCAAGTTTTCGCGCCAGATCGGGATCTCGGTCGAGGCAATGTCGGAGTTGCAGCACGGCGCCGATCTGGCGGGCGTCGAAACGCGGACCCTCACCAAGGGCCTCCGGCAAATGGTCGACGCGGTGTCGGACGCCGCCCAGGGCGGCGGGGAAGCGGTCGACGCCCTGCGCGACCTCGGCCTGAACGCCCAGGTCCTGAACCGGATGGCGCCCGAGGACCAGTTCGAGGCCATCGCGGACGCCCTCACCCACGTCGGTGTCGCGGGCGACCGGACCCGTATCTCGATCGACCTGTTCGGCGGGCGCGCCTCGCAAATGGTGCAAATGATGGAGAACGGCGCGGCAGGCGTGCGCGCAATGCGCAACGAGCTTGCCGACATGGGCGGTACGTTGACAGTGCGCACGGCCGCCTCCATCGAGGACCTGAACGACGCGTTCACGCGCCTGGCGCGAACCGTCAAGATCACGGTCCGCGACGCGGTGGCGTCCGCCGCGCCCGCGCTGGAGTTGATGGCCGATTTCTTCCGCGAGAACCTCCCGGCGGCCCTGGCCGCCGCTGGCGCCGCGTTCGTGGGGTTCCGCACGGGCGTGCTGTTCGTGGTGCGGTCGGTAGCGGCCGGGATCTCGCGGTTCGCCCGCGTCCTGTCGATCCTACCCGGGACCCTCGGCGAGGCGTTCGCCGCCGCCGATGCGAGCCTGCGGGACTTCGTCGGGTTCCTGGAGGGTCACTCGGCGAGCATGGCGCAGGCGGCGGAGCCGGTGGAGAAGTTGACCGAGGAGGTTCGCGACAACGCCGAGGTCCTCGACGTCCAGGCGGGCGCGGCGGAGCGCGCGCGCAAGGCCCTGGACGCGCAGGCCGAGGCCGCCACCCGCGCCGCCCGCGCCGCCGAGGAGTATGGGCGAAAGGTGACGCAGGCCATGCAACCCGCCTTGACCGCCCTGGAGGCGCTCGAGGACGCCCTCGCCCGCCAGGCCGACGCCGCCGCCCAGGCGCGAAAGCGCGTGTTCGAGGCCCTCGGCGCGGGGGCCTCCGCCGAAACGGTGGAAGGATTCTTCGGCGACCAGATCCAGGCCATCGAGGAGGACGCGCGCCAACTCCTCGAATCGGGGATCGGCGCCCTAGACGTCTCGCGGGTGATCGAGCCGCAATTGCAGGCCCTGCGCCGCACCGCCGACGAACTGGAGACAGGCGCGGGCGCGCGCATCGTGCAATCCCTCACGAAGATCCTACAAGGGCGCGCCGGGTCGACCGAGGCGGGCGGCGGGCCGCTTTCGTTCGTGTCGCAACTGGCGGACGACGTGGCCGAGACGAACCGCCAGGCGCAAATCCTGGAGGACCGGTTCGACGACGCCGCCACGGCGATCAGTTCCTCGGCCCTGGCCCTGCGCGAGTTACTGCCGCCGCAGGAGGCCCAGCACGTCCAGGCGCGCCTCGACGCGATTCGAGAGGGCCTGGTGGCGGTGGGCGACGCGGCAGACGTGACGGCGAGCCTGGACATTCACGAGGCCATGTTCGCGGTCGACCGAATCCAGGCGGAGCTCGCCGCCATTCCGCGCGAGATCGTGACCGTCCACCGGGTTGTCCAGGCGCCCGAGGACACGCAGGCCTCCGCCCTGGGCGCCCTCGTTGGGTCGCGGGCGACCGGTGGCACGATCACCCAGAGTGGCGCCTACTACCTGGAGGCAGGCGAGCGGGTCCAGTCGCGGGCCTCGGCGGTGACGATGGAGGGCGACGTGCACGTGCACGGTACGGGCGAGTTGCCGACCGGACCGGCGGCGGTGGCCTGGACGCGGGACTTCCTCATGCCTGCGATCGGGCGCCTCACGCGCAGGGAGGCCTGAGTGGCCCTACGCGACCGGGTCGTGGCGGCCCTCGGCGTCGCGCTGGTAACCGCCCTCGGGACGTGGTTGGTCTACACGACGCACGAGAACGCCCGAGGTGGCGGCGTTACCGATCGGCGCCTGACCACGGCCGAGGAACGACTGCGAGTGCACGCCGAATACCTCCAGTTCCTGACGACGCTGGGCCTGCATTACAAAGACGCGATCAACGCACTCCAGGCGGAGCACGGGATCGACGCCCTGGACTGGTCGAAGATCGACGCCCGCCCGCCCGCCATGCCACTCAATGACGGCCCCGCATCGACACCCACGGGGCCACTGCCGTGACGGTGCGCCTGGCGTACCCGACCGCGACGGCGCCCACCGTCGAGGTCGTCCTCGGCGACGTCGAGTCGATCCCTGCGTCGCGGGCGAGGCGCCTGTACCAGACGGTTGCGCGGAGCGTGACCGGCGAGGCCACGGTCTACTCCTGGGGTACCGATCGGCGCACGTTCAACGTGCGTTTGTGGCCACTGTCGGACGCCGAGGCCTCGTCGGTCGAGGCGTTCTACTTCCTGGCCGAGGGCGCGGGCGGCGTCAACGGCCAGGCGGGCCGGTGGGAGTTCGTCGATTCGTTCGGCCTCGTGTACCCGGTCCAATTCGCGATGGAGGTCGTGGATCCGCGCGCGATCGCGCCGGGTCGTTGGGAGATCCTCGTCACCCTCGCGGGGACCTGAGCGTGCGCCCACTACCTCCGGCCCTGGCCAGCGCGATCGCGAACCCGGCGGGCGGAGCGTTCCGGGTCCTGGTGCAGATCACGCCGCAGGCCGCTGGCGCGGTCACCCGTTACCTCGCGCCCTCGCCCGAGACGTACTCGGGCCAAGCCTACGCGCCCGAACTGGTGGCCCTGTCGCCACTCCAGGAGTCGCTAGGCTCGATCCAGGACCTGTCCGTGACCGTCGCAGACACGCCCGAGAACCGGGCGGCGGTGGTCCTGGCCGCCTCGGTCTCGGTGTACCTGGCCCCGGCCGCCTCGGCCGACCTGGTGGACGCCGTGCAACTACTGCGAGGCGAGGTCGACGACCCGATTGTGCGCTCGCGAGGCCGCATCAGTTGCGACGTCCTGGGCCTCGCCGAACGCCACAACCGGACCCTCGGCAAGCCGGTCACGGTGGCGGAGTACCCGGGCGCGGACCCGGATGCGGTCGGGCGCATCGTGCCGGCGCTATGGGGGTCGCACGAGGACCACGAGTGCCTCGCGACTGACGCGGGTCAGGTCACGACCTTGCGCAGTGACCTCCCGGCGGGCGCCCTCCTCGCCGAGGTATCGGACGGCCTCCGGTTCCCGGCCTCGGGCCTCTTGTGGATCGATCAAGAGCAAATCGCCTATACGTCGCGCACGGCCGACACGTTCAACGGATTGACCCGCGCCCAGGGTGGTACCGAGGACGTCCTCCACCTCGCCGGCGCGCAGATCGCCGAGGCGCGGTCGACCTACACGTGGACGGCGTGCGCGCACGTCGCCCGCAAGATATCGGCGGTGTACGTGGACGCCATCCGCCAGGACCCATCGATTTACACGCTTCTCCTCGACGACGCGGGCGAGTGCCGGGTCAGGTTCACGACCCTCCCTGGGATCGTCAAGCAAGTGAACCAGTCGGTCGAGGACACGATCGACGTTGACGACCAGATCGGCGTTTCGGACACGATCGACGGGTCGACCACCGGCACCCGCGGGTCGGCGCAGAACACGACCACAACCCTCCCGGATACCATCACCCTGGTCTCGGCCTCGGGTACCACCCAAAAGGCATACGCGTTCGCCGATCCGACCGGCGCGATCTTGTCGCAGTTCGCGAGCGTCACCTATTCGGTGGGGTTCTCGACCGGGTTTCAGTCGGATAACGACTCGGTCCAGGTATGGGTGCGGCGGGCGGGTGGCGCCAAGGTGGTCCTCTGGGACTACGTGATCCTATCCAGCACGCTGTTCATAACGCAGGGGAGCACGGCGAACCTCGACGGCGACTCGAACACCCTGGAACTCGGGATCGACATTGCCACGTCCTCGCCCTACACGATCAACGTGCGGATCTCCGCCCTGTCGAGGCAGGTCAACACAGTCGCCGCCTGGACCAAGACTGGCGCCGCCGCCAAGACCGGGGCCGCGACCAAGACCGGAACCGTGATCCTGACCGGGAACTCGGTGGCGGAGACGGTGATCGGCCGCCGCGTGACGGTCGATATCGAGGGCTACGCGGACGACGGCGCAGGCACCTATACCGGGACGCCGGGCGCGATCATCGGACGCCCCGACCACGTGGTCCGCCATCTCCTCGTGACCTACGGTGGCGCGGTCGATGGCGTCGACGTGAAAGCGGCCGATCTGGCCGCGTTCCCGGGCGACGAGTTGGCGGTGGCGGTGGAGCGCCGGGCGCGCGTGCGCCCGCTACTGGCGGATCTCGCGCGCCAGTCGCGCGCGATCGTCCACTGGTCGGGCGACCGGTGGATCATGCGCCGCCGCCCCGGGTCCGCCGAGGTCCTCGGCCTGACGCCCGACCTGCACGTCGACGACCCGCAGATCCTCGCGCACGAGGACGGGTCGAGTGCGACGCAGGAGACGCAGGCAGGCCTCGCGGACCTCGCCAACCGGCACTCGTGGCGGGCGGGCCTGCGCCCGGCGGGCGGGTGGGCGGTCGCGGGCGAGGTCCTCGATGCGGCCTCGCAGTCGACCTATGGCGCCCGCGACGCGACGGTGGAATTGCCGTGGGTGTTCGTCGAGGCCCAGGCCCTCGCGGTCGTCAACTGGCGCGCGGAGCGTGACGCGGATCCGACCCTGCGCACCCTGCGCACGGTCACGACGTTGGCGCACCTCGCCGCGGAGCTCGGCGACGTCGCCCTCGTCACGGATGGCGCCCTGGGCGCCTCGGTCCTGGGCGAGGTGGTGGCGATCGGACCGCGCCACTTGACCGGCGCGCAAGCCGGGTTCCAGACCCTGGCGGTCGCCGCCATCGCCGGCAGTGGCACGTGGCACGCCTACGCCACCGCGTTCCTGAAGCCGTTCCGAGGCCTCGCCGGGACGGGCGTGTGGGTGTTCCCGGAGGATCGTTCGGTGACGACCTCGGCCGAGGCCAAGGCGCAGGCCGCCGCGATCGGCGAGTTCCACGTGCAACGGGTGGAGAACGACCGAGTTTTGAACCTCGGATCGTCGCGGTACGGGTTCCGGTGGTCCGACCTTCCGGCGAGCGTGTCCGGTCAGGTGACCGCCGCCGGTCCGGCCGGGGTCTCGTGGACGCACAACCTCGGCGACAGCGCGCACGGGACGCGCGTGCGCCCGGTGGTCCTCGACGGGACCCTGGGCGAGGTCGGGATCGTGCGCGACACGCCGAACGCGTTGACGATCCACAATAGCGGATCCTATCGAGGCCTCCTCGACGTGGCGATCCTGGCGGACGCCCACCCGCGGGTCCTGAGTTCGTTCGGCGGCTACGTGACGGGCACCACCGAGACGATCGAGTTCCCGACGCCCGCCGCCGACACGATGGTATCGGCGATCCACGAGGTCGCCGCGACGGGCGGCCTCGGCGAACTGCACGCGTACATGGAAGCCGGGAACCTGCGCGTCCAGGCGACCGGGGCCGGGCGGGCCTGGGTGCGCGCCCAACTCCTCGACCTGACGCCATAGGAGGCGCCGCCATGCCTGGACTGTCGACCCTGCCGCACCAATCGGTGGCGGACCTGTTCACCCAGTTGACGACCTCGGGGATCCTGACCGGGGCCGCCCTGCCGGCGCAGGGCGACGGGTTCCTGCATGTCCACTCAGGGAGTGCGGGCGTCGTGACGGCCGCCGCCAACGGGTCGGAGGTCGTGGTCGAAATGGCGGGTGACGGTGGGATGTCGATGCTCACTCCGGACGCGAACCGAGGGCGCCTGAAGTGGGGTACGCCCGGCGCAGGTGCCACCGCCGCCGAACTGTTCTACCAATACGGGGCCGGGGGCGTGGTCGACGTCCTCACGATGCGGACCGCCAAGGCCAACGGGTTGATCAACTTGCGCACCGGCACGGCCAACTCGATCGCGGTGTTCGAGGCGGGCGGGCGCACGCGCCTCGGCGAGACGGGACCGATCGCGGATGCGCGCTTGCACGTGCGCGACGCCGACTCGGGCGCGCCTGCGGGGCCCGCCGAGGTCGCCCTGGTGGTCGAGGCGACGCCCTCGGCCTCGATCCAAATCCAACAGGCCGACACGGGCACGGGCGGCCTGCGTTGGGGTGCGCCTGGGGCCGCCGATGCGGCCTCGGTCACGTATCAGTACGGCACGGGAGGTGCGGTCAACCGCATGGACCTCGGGACGCACCTCGCGGGCGGGACGGTGGCGGTTCTGACCGGCGCCAGCGATCGGCGGGTGGTGTTCGGCGCGGGCGGTGCCTCGATGTTCGGAGTGGGCCCAGGCACCGCCGCCGAGGGTTTCGTGCACGTGTTCAAGTCGGAACTCCCGGGCGGCGCGGCCTCGGCCGGGTCGGCGCTGGTGGTCGAGTCGAACGGCAGTACGCGCCTCGGGATCCTGGGGCAGAATGACGGCGACAACGGGATCGATATCGGCGGGCCGGTCTCGCCCGGGTTCCTGTCCCTGGTGGGGACCTACGACATCGGCGCGGCGCGCCTCCAGGTCGCGTCCTCGGGCGGGCGGATCGACTTTCGCATCGGAAACCCGACGTTCGCCCTACGGGTCGAGGACAATGCGGACGGCGCGGTGGGCCCATCGATCCTGGTCGCGCCCTTGACCACGTTTCCGTCCATCGCCAGCTCCACCGGCGGTGCGCGCCTGTTCACGGCGCCGAACGGCGACCTCATGTGCAAGGGGGGAGGGGTCGGGACGGTTACCAAGCTTGCCAATGGGTAGACAGACCACCGAGGGAGGTCGCTATGGGACTACGACTGGAAGTGAATACGCCGCAACACGTGGTGACCATGTATCACCGAGTTTCCGAGATCCGCATCCACCGCCCGGGCGACCTGGTGGCGGTCTCGTTGGACGCCTACCCGGACCGCGAGACCGCCCAGTCGGGCGCGCAACCGATGGCGCAACGTTGGGCGGAGTTGCGCCTGTCGGACGTGGTGGAGCGCGACGCGTCGGGTGGGCCTGCGATCACCCTCGCGGGCGTGTATGCCCAGGTCAAGGCGCAGGCGGAGCGCGAGGCCGAGGCCGGAGGCGGGCGCGCCGATCTGTGGCGGTTCGCCGCCGCCGAGGACGTCCTGGAGGAATGATGGAGCCGCAGGCCCTCGACCTCGCGCGCGCCGTGCGCGACGCGCCGACGCCGCTCGCCCGCGACGCCGGGCGCGCCGGCGACCCTTGCGAATACCTCGCCGCCGACCCGCCTCGCGAAGTGCTCGAGGACCTCGCGGCCGTGGCCCCGGGGCCGCGCCGCGTTACATGCGGGCCGGGCGCGTGTCCGCGAGGTAACGATTTGTAACGATCGCCCGGTACCTCGCGAGGGCGGACTAGGCTTGCGCCTATGCCACCGCCAACGCCGCCGCCGAGGGTTCACCCTGCGCCGTGCGCAGGCGCCGCGCCGCCTGCGCCCGGCGGCGTCGATACCGGCCTGCACGCCGCC